GATCCAACTGCTTAACAGCGGTGTGGCGAAGGACTTGGATGATGCGTACCAAAAGGCAATACGCCTAGATAACGACCTGTTTACAAAACATCAGCAAGCCTCACAGGGTCAAGCAGATGCAGCGAAACGGGAACAATCGAACAGAGCAGCGAAAGCGGCTCGGGCGGCAGCGGTCAGCGTTAAATCCTCAACACCAGGGGCAGCGACGAGTACCAAAGCGCAAGATAGGCGTTCATTATTGATGGAACAGTTTGACAATCTTAATGAGCGTTTTTGATAACCTAATTGGAGATTACTATGGCATTTGCCAATAGCTCAATTTCGGACATCATTGCGACTAACATTCAAAGCCGCACTGGTGAATTAGCCGATAACGTAACAAATAACAACGCTTTACTGCGCCGTTTGAAAGAACGTGGCAACGTAAAGACGTTTTCTGGCGGTAACGTGATTTTGCAAGAGATCATGTACAACGACGCTGCAACCGACAACACTAACTCATATTCAGGTTACGAAGTCCTGAACGTTAGTCAAAACAGCCCAATTTCTGCTGCTCAATTCTCAATCACCCAGTACGCTGCTGCAATTTCGATCAGCGGCTTGGAAATGATTCAGAACAGCGGCAAAGAAGCGATTATCGACTTGCTAGATGGTCGTATGAGCGTGGCTGAAGCACAATTGGCTAACCGTATTTCGGGTGACATTTACCTAGACGGTACTGGTAACTCAGGCAAGAACATCACAGGCCTCGGCGCTGCTGTTCCTGACGCACCAAGCACCGGCACATACGGCGGCATCAATCGTGCATCGTTCTCGTTTTGGCGTTCGGCTAAGTTCTCAGGCGTGACTGATGGCGGTTCAGCTACTTCAGCATCAAACATCCAGTCGTACATGGATGCTCTTGCTGTTCAGCTGATTCGTGGAACAGACAAACCTGATCTGATCGTTTGCGACAACAACTATTACAAGCTGTATTTGCAATCGTTGCAGTCAATTCAACGTATCTCCGACGGCGGTAATTCGGCAGTTGGCGCAGGCTTTGCATCGTTGAAATACTACGGCGCTGGTATGGCATCAGACGTGATCTTAGACGGTGGTATCGGTAACGATGCAACTGCCAATCATATGTGGTTCTTGAACACCAAATACATGATGTTCCGTCCACACGCTGATCGTAATTTCGTGCCAATCGGCGGCGAACGTCAAGCTGTTAACCAAGACGCTATCGTCAAGCTCATCGGTTTTGCCGGCAACCTCACATCTTCAGGCCCGCAATTCTGCGGCGTTCTGATCGCTTAAAGGAAACCATCATGGCATATACATTTGACGAACCTCGTGTCGGGGTTTTAAATATCGACCAAACTGACTCTGGTGTTACAACCGCAGGCGGCACGACTATTCCTACGCCACCAGCAATGTTGGGCAACATCGTTCGTGCATTTGATCCAGTCTACGGCGAGGGTGAGTTCATCCTGTTGTTAGGCGTGGCATCGACTGTTGTTGGTTCTGTTGTGCGCTACAACGCTACAACTTACCAAACGACTTTAGTTGTCAACACCGCCGTTCAAGACGTGCCAGTTGCAGTCGCTATGGCGGCTACTACTGCGGGTCTGTACGGTTGGTATCAAATCGCTGGTAATGCAGTCATCAAGAAAACTGCTGTGACCGTTGCACCTAACGTCACTCTGTTCTTGTCGGCTACAGCCGGTCGTGTGAAAGTCTTGGCATCTGCCGGTTTGCAAGTTGTTGCTGCTCGTTCAGCAAACTTGACCACCGTCACTTCTACGACTTCAACCATTACCGTGACAATTAACCGTCCACATCTCCAGTCACAGATCACCTAAATGATTGAAGCTGTACTTGATGTTGTAGGGAACACAGAGCCTGACGTTTTGTTGGGCAATGTGCAGCGATCCGTAAAAAGGTCGCTGCCTTGGTTTGATTTTGACGAGTCATCCCAAGGCAGCGTCTGTCTTGTTGGTGGTGGGCCAAGTCTGGTTGACACGATTGACCAGTTGAAAGCCCGTCATCAAAACGGCGCAAAAGTATGGGCAATGAACGGTTCTTACGATCATTTGCAAAGCCAAGGCATCATCCCTGACGTAATGGTAATGCTTGACGCTCGACCAGAGAACGTGAGATTTGTTCAGAATCCACAACAATCAACTACGTTTTACATCACTAGCCAATGCGACGATGCAGTATTTGATGCGTTGGAAGGTTACAAAGTGGTGTTAGTTCACGCCAATACGCCTGGCGTTTATGAGTTGCTTGAGCATGAAAAAGCTCGACCAGTTCATCTGATGGGCGGGTTTACAACTGTTGGCATCTTGTCGTTGATATTGGCTAAGTTGCAGGGGTTTCAGCGCATCTTTATGTTTGGCATGGATTCAAGCTACCGAAATGGCGAACATCATGCTTACAAACAAGAAAGTAATGACGCAGAACGTGTAATTGACGCTATGATTAACGATGTGACGTACAAGTGTGCGCCGTGGATGGCACAACAGGTAACAGATTTTCAGAATGTCGTAGCAGGCTTTGGTGATGTTACGATTGAAGTATGTGGCGATGGACTTTTGCACGAAATGGCAAAAGCGATGAGTAACTAAACTTTAAGGATTATCATGGCATTTCCATCAAGAATTATGGGCGCAGGCAATTCATCGTTATCGGCTCAAGTAATCTGTGGCGAAGGCGCTGTCGGCCTAGTTGCTACTGGCACAACCGCAGCAGATGCTTTGCAGCTAAACGTGTCAAACAACACGATCACGACTTCAGCAGCATCGACTGGCGTTAAGTTGCCACCTTGCGAAACTGGCGCTGAAATGATCATTCGTAATGATTCGGGTCAGACAATTACCGTCTATCCTTTCAATACAAGTACTACAATGAACGCAGCTGCTGCAAGTGTTTCGCTTGCAACGGCTAAAACAATGTTGGTAAAAGCAACTTCCGCAACTACATGGGTAACATTAACAGGGGCTTAAATTGGCTTTAGACAGCGATATTCACAGCGCAGACAACCATTTGCACGTTGAATTTTACGTTTACGACAAAGAACCGTATAAAGAAAAGCCGTTTGTTAGAATTACAGTACCAGGCGATAAAACGAACATTGTTGACCAACCCGTTCGGGAAGATCACAAAAGACGTTTTCCACGCCAATGGTTGCACTTTCAGATGCAAAACAACAACGCTGAAGTTATTGGCGTACCGTTGGAACAATGGGTAAAAGACGATCCTGAGAACTTTAACGATATGCAAATGGCAGAATTGCAAATCTTTAAGTTCCAGACCGTTGAGCAAGTTGCTACCGCTACCGATAACCAATTGCAGCGTATTGGCATGGGTGCGATGGGCTTGCGAGAGTTGGCAAGGCGTTATTTGCAAGTTAAAAACCAATCTTCTAGTCAAACTGAGATTGAACACACCAAGCAGGAACTTGCTCAAGTCAAAGAGCAAATGGCGGCTTTGATGGCTCAGTTGTCGGAAAAGAAGGTTGGGAGGCCAAAAAAAGAGGAATAAATGTCATCAACGATGCTACAGCTAGTCACCCAAGTTACCAATGAATTGGGTGTATCAACGCCAACTACTGTGGCATCGAATACGAACCAAGATGTAATTCAAATCTTGGCGTTGATGAACGCTGCCGGCTATGAGTTCTTGCGAAAGCATGACTGGCGAGAATTAACCAAACAACACACATTCACCACAACCTTTAGCGTAACGACTGGTGATGTGCTTGAAAACACATACACAATTACCAACATCCCATCGACAGCTGGACTTGATACAACATATCAGGTTGTGGGCAATGGCATCTCAAATGCGGCTTATATTGAATCGGTTGACTCGGCTACGCAAGTAACGATCAACTTACCCGCTACAGGAACGTATGTAGGCACTTCAATCACTTTTGAAAAGGTCAAGTACGATCTACCCACAGATTACGAATCAACCGTACCACGCACCCATTGGGACAAATCTAAACATTGGGAAATGCTTGGGCCTGAAAGCCCACAACAATGGGAATGGTTACTCTCAGGTTTCATTGCTACCGGCCCACGGATTCGTTGGCGTTTGTTGGGTAAATACTTTCAGATTTGGCCTGGCGTTTCGACTAACGAGTTGTTAGGCTACGAATATCGGTCAAAAGGTTGGGCATTATCGTCAACTGATGTTGTCAAAAATTCATTTACTGCCGACACAGATACTTGCATTTACCCAGATCGATTAATGGTATTGGCTACCAAGCTCAAGTATTTTGAGGCTAAAGGCTTTGATACCACAGCGATGTATCGCAACTATATCGAGGAATTTGAGATTGTTCGGGCGCAGGATACGTCAGCGGCTAACTTGTCGTTTGCACCACGCCCAGGCACAGTCTTGATCGGCTACGACAACATTCCTGATACTGGCTACGGGACAAACTAATGGCAAGCCGACTTGTTCAAGGTACGGCGGCACGGGTTCAATCATTACCAGCGCCTATCGGTGGTTGGAACGTGCGAGATTCCATTGCAAACATGGATACGCTCGATGCCGTTCAATTAACCAATTTGTTCCCAACAGTCAACAATGTGGTGTTGCGTGGTGGATACACTAAATACTCCACCGGAATCACGGGTCAAGTTGAAACTTTGATGGGTTATTCAAGCGGTGCAACTGACGAATTGTTTGCAATTGCAGGAACGTCGATTTATGACTGTACTGCCGGCGGTGCGGTTGGCGCAGCGGTAAAGACGGGTTTAAGTAATGCAAGATGGGAATACACCAATGTCACAACGCCAGCCGGCGGCTACTTGTATTTGGTTAATGGCGTAGATGCACCGTTACTGTATGACGGGTCAGTATGGACAAATCCAACTATTACTGGTGTTGGGGCAAGTAGTTTAAGCAACATTGCCATATTTAAAAACCAAGTGTGGTTTACGCAAAACAATTCTCTCAAAGCGTACTATTTACCGACATTGAGCATTGCAGGCGCAGCTAACGCAATTGACATGAGTTCGGTTGCCCAACTTGGTGGGTTCTTGGTTGCCGTGGGAACGTGGACAATTGATGCAGGCTACGGAGTAGACGATAACTTAGTTTTTATAACGTCCAATGGCGAGATTATTGTTTGGGCGGGTACTGATCCCTCAGATTCTACAAAGTGGGCGCTAATAGGCGTTTGGAGGGTTGGTAAGCCCGTTGGCAAGCGATGCCTACTAAAGTACGGCGGCGATATGCTGATGCTGACGTACAACGGTCTATATCCTCTTGCCGCAAGCCTGCAATCATCCAGACTTGATCCCCGTGTTGCGCTATCGGACAAGATACAAGGTGCATTTACTGCCGCAACGCAACAATATGGCGGTAATTTTGGGTGGGACATTATTTTTGACCCGCAACACAATGCGTTGACCGTTAATGTGCCAGTTGCGGAAGGTCAACAACAGCAATATGTGATGAATAACATCACTAAAGCCTGGTGCAACTTTACAGGCCAGTACGCTAATTGTTGGGCAATCTTTGACAACGAGCCGTATTGGGGTGGCAATGGCTTTGTTGCCCATGCTTGGGATGACAATTACGCTGACGACACGAGCGACATAAACGGCTATGCGTTGCAAGCGTTTAATTACTTTGATGCCCGTGGGTACAAAAAGTATTTCACCAGAGCCAGACCGTCAATTTTTACTAACGGCACACCGTCAATATTCATTGGTTTAAACATGGATTTTGACTTGGCAGACACAACTGCGGCGCTAAGTTTTAGCCCACAAGTATCGGCTAAATGGGACGTTGCGTTGTGGGATGTTGGCTATTGGGCTACGGACACGGTAATTACAAACAACTGGCAAGGCGTGACGGGGATTGGTTATTGCGCTGCAACACAGTTTAAATCTGCCTCTCAAGGAACGACAATTCTATGGGCATCGACGGACATTGTTTACCAACAGGGTTGGGGTGGCGTATAACCCAAGGCGTTGAAATAGGTCATTGGGTAGCAGAGCGAGTGCAGGGTAAGTATTTTGCAGACGGGTCGCAAGCAATTGGCTTAGAGCGTGACGGTCAGATTATTGCAGGCGTGATTTACGAGAATTGGAATAAAGCCTCAATTGTGTGTCATATAGCAATTGAAGGACGCATTACAAAAGGGTATTTGAGAGCAATATTTAGCTACCCTTTTGAGTTTTGTAAGGTAAAAAAGATTATTGTGCCGGTGAGCAGTACCCATGCAAAGAGCCTAAAATTAGTTACCAAGATGGGTTTTGTTGAAGAAGCAAGGGTAAAAGATGCAGCACCGGATGGCGATATTATATTTTTGACATTGGCACGGGAAAAGTGCCGGTTTCTAGGGGTAGAAAATGGGTAAGTCAAGCGCAGCACCACCAGCACCAGATTATATTGGCGCAGCCAAGCAGCAGGGTATTGATAACCTGACAGCGGCTAAGCAGTCAAATATTATGTCAAACCCCAATATGTATACGCCATTTGGGACTCAAACTGTTTCTTACTCAAGCCCAACATTTGACCAAGCCTCGTATGATGCAGCGTTGGCAAAATACAACGCTGGCAACGTAGATCGTAATAGATATTACAGACCAGACGAACAAACTGGGCAAACATATTTTGACCAAGCAAGTTTTGATGCCGACAATGCAAAACGAGGCGCAGCGCCTACCCGTGAGCAATACTCAACTGGAGGCGGTCAACCAACAGTTACACAAACACTAACCCCACAAGCTCAACTTACCCTAGATGCACAGCAACGGGTACAAACTGCACTAGCAAACCTTGGTGAAAGAGGCATTTCAAATGCTTACGCTACGCTTTCGCAACCTTTTACACCAACATCGACTGAGATTAAAAAAGATTTTACTGGGTATCAACCAGCGCCATTAGCCGATCAATATGGTTTAGCGCAAGCAAAAACCGCTGCTGACACTTACGGTTTAGCACAACGACAGATTGATACAAGCGGTTTGACCCAAATGCCTACCAATGCAGGCATTAATGCTCAACAAGCTATTTTGGCAAGACTTGACCCCACTATTCAAGCCGGTGACGTATCTTTTAAGCAAGCATTAGCAAACCAAGGTTTAGCGCCAGGCACAGCTGCCTACGATGCGGCGTATAGAAACCGTCAAATGGGTATTAACGACTTGTATAGCCAAGCTGCGCTACAAGGCATCAATATCGACATGGCAGCTCGGCAACAAGGTTTGAATGAGCAATTGTCGCAGGCCGGCTTATACAACACGGCAGTTGGACAAAACTTTGGTCAAGGTATTACTGCGGATCAATTGGCAAATGCTGCTGTTGGTCAAAACTTTGGTCAAGGCATTACAGCACAAGGTCAACAGTACAACCAAGCACTAGCAAAAGCCCAGTTCCAAAATACCGCACAGCAACAGCAATTGGCTCAAGATTTGGCATTACGACAACAGCCAATTAACGAAGTTATTGGGTTAATGGGGGGGTCACAAATTCAATTACCTCAATTCCAAGGGTATCAAGGCATGAGCGTTGCACCATCACCAACTTTTGCGGGTGTGCAAGCGCAAGGGCAAGCTGATATGTCACGGTACGGTATTGCACAGTCAGGCGCTAATGCAGGTATTCAAGGAATTGCGTCTTTGGGCGGCATGGCGGCGATGTATTTCTAATGCTTGGATTAGCGTTTTCAGGCGGGAAGGATTCTTTAGCGTGTTGGTATTTGTACCGTGAAAAGAATCCCATTGTATTTTGGGCAAATACTGGCAAGGCTTACCCCGAAACGATGGAAATCATCAAACAGGTCAAAGCAGAGGCGGTTGAGTTTATTGAAGTTAAGTCAGATCAAGAGCAGCAGATTAAGTTTTACGGTTATCCAAGTGATGTTGTGCCAGTTGACCATAGCCTTGAAGGTATGGTGTTTGCAGGCGATAAGCCAGTACGAGTACAGAGTTATTTAAATTGTTGTTGGGCAAACGTTGGGCAACCTCTTACAGAGGCGATAGCTAAACGTGGCATTACGCATTTGATTCGTGGGCAAAGGCTAGATGAAAGCCATAAATCCACGGCTCGGCATGGGTCGGTAGTGAATGGTGTGACGTACATTCAGCCGATAGAAACATGGACTAAAGAACAAGTTTTGGCGTTTTTGCGGACTCAATGCCAGTTACCAGAACATTATGCAATCGACCATTCAAGCCTTGATTGTTACGATTGCACAGCGTATTTGGCACACTCAACAGATCGAGTGGCATGGATGAAAGAAAAACACCCAAGTTTGCATGAAAAATATAAAATAAACATGGCGGCACTAAAGTCTGCCTTGTTGCCTACTTTAGAGTTATTAAGGAATTGCGATGCTTAATCAATATGTAAACCTTTCTCCGCAACAAAAAATGGCGCAGATGCTGCAACAGCAAGCCCAGCAGACTTCATTGCAAGGGCAGCAAGAAATGCCGCAATCAATGGGCCAAGCAGCGGCTCAAAACCCGTTTGGCGGCGTACAAGATGCAATGAAAATGTACAACCAGTTTAATCAGCAAGGCGATATGCAGGATTATAAAGACTACATTGCTCGGCTTAAACTTGGTCAAGCACAAACTGGCGGTATGTTTGATTCGGCTAATGCTCAAGCGCCAAAATATACTGGTGACATGGGGACTTAATCATGGCTGATAATATTTATGGCACTCAGTCTAACGCAGCAATGCAAATACCAAGCCCTTATTCATCGGAATTGGCAGCAATTCAAAGGCGTGAGCGGTTAGCGCAAATTATGCAACAACAGGCTTTTCAACCTATTGAAGTAAATAGTTATCAAGGTATTCAAGCCCCTATTTCTCCATTTTCAAGCATTGCTAAAGCATTGCAAATGTATGTAGGTGTAACAGGACAAGATCGTGCTGATGAAGAAAGATTAGGTGTCGCTAAGAAAATGGAAACCGACACTCAAACTCAATTGGCTCGTTTACTAGGGTCGCAAGGTTCACCAGCTATACCAGCAACGCCTGCAACAATGGGTACGCCTGAGATACCAGGTAAACCGGCAACCTCATTTACGCCAATGGGTTCAGATTTTGAAGATAACCCAAATCTAAAAATGAGTATGGGTGAAACACCGCAAGCGGGTCAACCGTTTGTTGCGCCTGGCGATGTTGCCGTGCCTGCTGTGCCGACAATTCCTGCTGTTGCGGGAACGCCAGCGCAGCTAGGCAGACCAGCGCAACCTGCCAAACCACCAACGGAAGATGAACAACGCAAGATATATTCTGATTTTGTTGTAAGTGGCAATCCTCGCTTAGCAAAATTGGGTGAAATTGGCTTACAAGAGTTGCGTTCGTCAGGTACAACTGACATTAAAAATTGGAAAGCATCTAACTCAGGTTTACCTTTTGACCAATGGTTAGCTAATCAAAATGCTCAAAAAAGCACACGAGTATCTGTCAATGTTCCTGTAAATACAGAAAAAGGTTATGGCGAAGTATTTGCTAAAGGTATTGCAGACGATGACGTTAAATTAAGAGCTATGGCAAACAAAACACCTTCACAAATTCAAAATATTGAAGGTCAACGAGAATTGTTAAGTAGCGGAAATATTTTTACAGGTAAAGGCGCAGATTGGCAAAATGAACTTGCATCATGGGCTACTTCAATTGGAATTGGCGGTACTACAACTGCTGAAAAAGTTAAAAACACAACTGCTTTGTATGCAGACAGAGCAACTTCCACTTTAGATTCAATTGCAACTGCCGGACTTGGAACTGGTCAAGGATTTACAGACAAAGATTTGAAATTCTTGAAAGATGCAAAACTTGGAAATATTACATACACCAAAGACAATCTAGAGCGTCAATTAAACATTGAAGAAAAAATTGCTAGAGAAATTGCTAACAGATGGAATACAAGGCTCGGAGAATTGCCAAAATCAGCATCAGGGCCAACAGGCGTAAGTCCGGTTAATTTGCCACCAACTAGGGCATCAACACCACAAAGCCCTCCTGCTGGTTCGGGAGTAACGCAACAGCAATGGAACGCAATGACTCCTGAGCAGAGGAAATTATGGCAATGACAGAAGCGCAACAAGCAGCATTAGCACAGGCTGATGCTAGAGCCGCTGTGCTTGCTGAAATTGATGCAAAACTACAAGCGGCGAATCAAAATGAAAGCGTGATGCCTGGCATGACAGGTGATCGTCAATTGTTGCCTATGGTTGGTCAAAGTTTATTAAAAGGTGCAGCAGGACTTGGCGATGTAGTGGTTGGTTTGCCAGAAGATATAAAACGACTATATAAGTATTTCACCACACAAGGCGCACCAGTCCCTCAAAAATACCAACCAATAACCGACATTGCAAAAGAACGTGGTTACATTGTTCCTGAAAATGAGCCAGGCTCAAATCCTATATTAAAAGGAATTGATTTTACGGCACAATTGGCAGGTGGTGGTGGTATTAACCCGTATACCATTGGTCGATCAGCATTAACTTCTGGGTTGCCCGCTGCGGCTCGCAATCTTGGCGGTCAAGGGCTACGAACTGGCGCTCAAGGAATTGTTGGCAGCACAGCATTACAAGGTATGCAAGCTCTTGGTATAGACAATCCTTTAGTTTTAGGATTGGGAACAATGTTGCCAATGGGAGTAACGGGTGCGGCAATGTCGTTGCGACCATCTACGGCAACGATTGCAAACGAATCATTAAAAGGCGCAACACCTGAACAACTTAGATTAGCTCAAGCATTACAAAATCAATCTTTTGGCGCTGGTGCGCCTGTAACAGCTGCTGAAGCAATTTCTCAAACTACTGGGGGCAGTCCTTTATCAAATATTCAACGTATTGTTGAATCTTCTCCAAAAGGTGCTTCGGTAATGTCACCATTTATGGCGGCTAGACCAGCGGGTAATGCTCAATATTTTGCACGAACGGTTGATGAAATTAGTCCTACTCAAGGCGGATTAGAAATACCTGAACGTATGCAAGTTGTTGCTAAAGAATCTATCGATGCAGCAAGAAAAGAAGGCAATGTATTAGCTGAACCTTTCTATAAAGCATCAGAAAGGCAACTAGTAGACAATTCAACAATGGTTAGCTTGATGAGCGACCCAGCAATTGAAAAAGCCGTAACAGCTGTAATGAAAGACCCTTTTTACAGGGTAACAAACGCAAATCCAAATTCAATTCAAGTATTTGATGCGGCAAAAAAATACTTAAATGATAAGTCAAGTGAGTTTGCACGAGCAGGCAACAATAATGCGTCAGATGTTGCCTCGTCAGCAGCTAGAACCATTACGTCTAACATTGACGTAATTTCTCCTGCCTATCAACGTGCGAGAGGTATTGTTCAACAAAACATGACTGATGTTGTTGAACCAATGCAGAAATTACCACTTGGAAAAATTGCTGAAACCGTTGGGTATGGCGAAGATATTGCTGGCGCACAACGCAATATTTTAATGCCTGCTAATCCTAGAGCATTAACTCCTACAGAAATAAGCAAAACTGTTCAAATTTTAAAAAGCAAAGATCCAAACATTGTTCAAGATTGGACACGGCAAAACCTTGAAGGAATTTTTAATGAAAATTCTCAAAATTTGCAAAGTGGCGCAAACCAAGCAGGCGGCGCTAAGTTCATTACAAACATTACAGGCAATGCACAACAAAAAGAAAACTTAAAAGCCTTGATTTCGGAAGGCGTAAGCCCCGCAGCGTGGCGAGGATTTGATAATTTTGCTGAAGTTATGGAAGCGCAAGGCAAGCGTCAAGGTCAAGGCTCTTTAACCGCATCAAATATTGAAGCGCAAAAAGAGTTAAAAGGTGGCGGCATTGGGGCTATACCTAAATCAATCTTTAAACCATCAACAGTAACCGGATGGTATGAAGATTGGCGGCTTGGAAAAAATACTCAGGAATTGGCAAGACTTTTGACAAACCCTGAAGGTGTTAAGTTGTTTGTTGAATTATCAAAAACTAAGCCACAATCTGCAAAAGCGCAAGCACTTGCAAACACACTTGCTGGCGGCAATGTTGCTACTAGTCCGCTAGAATCTCT